GTATTTAATTATATTCCACTCTATACCCATTCGTATAAGCCATCAAAATCAGAGGTAGATGCTTTATTAGATAACGCAGACTATGTGGTTGGAATAATGCGTGAAGAAATTGAAGAATGGAAACGCAAGTACAAAGATATGCACAACTTGGCAACACAGGCAATGAGCAAAGTACATCAATTAGAAAAAGAGGCAAGCGAGAAATGACCACCTTCACCACACAAGACCGGCAAGACGCGCAACGTACCCCGTTGTCATACAACGACATAATGACATTATGGTGGAGCTTAGACCCAGCGCCCAAGTCAGCAGAGTTTTGTTTTGAGTTCGCCCGCGCCATCGAACGCGCCCACGGAATAGGAGAAATGTATGATTGACTACATCATCGGTATCATCATCGGCTTTACTGCCTGCCTTGTACTTAGGCCACAGGGTAAAGACGAACAAGAACAGCAACGCATATACGACGAACGATATGAGAAGTACCAAGAAGAAATCAAGTACTACAAGTCGCTGTGCAAATGGCACGTACAACAAAAGGAAAAAAGATGACCCGCAAGAAACCTAAGACAGTAGAGTTTGAAGACGGTTGGGCAGACGAGCTCAACCTTAGCCAAGAAGAATACGACACCCTAGTACAAAACATAAAACAATTAGTAGCCACAGGAGAAATTTTTGATGACGCAACCCCACTCGAAGAATTGCCGCTTGAAGAGCAAGAAGAGATACTCAACCAAATCAACCGTAAAAACCTCAGGCACTAAGCGCCCGTACTACACTGCCGACACTGGTCACTTTGGTATCCCTATCAAGGTGTGCTTCTCTGATGCGTCATTCCAACAGGCCGTCCGCGACTCGCACATCACCACAAGGCACAGCGCCCTTGACGTTGGTCTGGCTGAGTCGCACTTCATCGAACAGGATGGTACACAGTTCGCCATGCTGGCCATCGTGTTTAACTATGAGGACATGGCAAAGTGCGACGCGTTAGAGCGGATGGGTGTGATCTACCATGAGGTCAGCCACACAGTGACGCACGTCTTTGCGTTCATTGGCGAGGAGGAATCCAAGATTGGTGATGAGTCACGCTCGTACTTAGGCGAGCATATTTTTAAGCAGGTGTTTAGCATCTACGCAACAGAGGAAAACAAACGTGAGCGTACTAGAGAAAGAGATAGAAAAACATTTAGTAAACTTGGTGAAGAAGTCAGGGGGACTAAGCTACAAGTGGATCAGCAGCGTCACAGGGGTGCCGGATCGGATAGTATTACTAGCGGGGCAGGTGTGGTTCATAGAGCTGAAGACGATAACCGGACAGGTTTCTAAAAGACAGGAGATTGTGTTTGCCGACCTAGCAGGCCAAGGGTTCCCCGTCCTTGTCCTGCATTCTAAAGACGACGTGGAGGACTTTATCAAGGGCGCTTTATTATGATTATGCGTATTAGTAGATACAGAGAAGGTGAAAAGGTTTGCAAGCCCTGTCTGTGCCATTAACACAGACTAGCCCCTCTACTATCCCCTACTTTAATGGAGTATCAAAATGAAACGACTCAATCCCGCCACAGGTTTGCCTTTTAAAAAAGGCGATGTCAGAGAAAACGGCGACGTGTTTTACCAATACAGAAAGATAACAAAAAACTGGACTAACGGGTATTATGTTGAGTATTGGTTAAAGCCAGAATTATTCAAAAAACATAATTTTACAGACAGATCCGGCAACAAAAGAACAATAAACAAATTAGCTAGCACTTTATTAACACACGCTAGAAATCGCTGTTTTGGAACTCCGTCAAGAGTAGCAGCCGGAAGAATGCCAACCAACGGAAATGTAACTATCACCTCTGATTGGATAATAGAGCGCATAGAAAAAGGAATTTGTGAAGCAACCGGTGACAAACTTACAACTCAAACTAAACAACCAAATACCGCCTCACTAGACCGAATAGATCCAAATAATCCAGATTACACGCCAGAAAATTCTAGGATTGTTACTTGGCAATTTAATAACATGAAAGGTGCTTACACGGATGAAGAATTTATTCGTGTAGCGAAACAATTAGAAAATGTTAAAAAGAAATCAGCTGCACCCGTATCAAAAAGAATTGATAGAGAAAGCACAAACAATACCAAACCTTGGCCTGTTTCTTTGCCCGGGCTTGGGGAAATCGGTGACAGCACTGACCATCATAGCAGAGCAGACGGAAGGTAAGACGCTGATCATAGCGCCAAAGAGGGTAGCGGAGACAGTGTGGGATGCGGAAGTAAAGAAGTGGCAACACTTGTCACATCTTACAATATCCAAAATCATGGGGAGCCCGACTCAGAGACAGTCCGCCTTGAATACCGAGGCAGATATCTACCTAATAAACCTTGAAAACGTAGCATGGCTCTGTGGCCTCTCAGACAAGTTAGTGTTCACTAACTTAGTAATTGATGAGTCCTCACGATTTAAGGACGCCAGCACCAAGAGGTTCAAGGCGCTTAAGAAGCATTTAAAGGGCTTCTCACGGCGTATTATCCTCACTGGTACACCTACCCCTCAAGGTATAGGCGATCTCTGGTCACAGGTGGGTATATTGGACTTAGGACAGCGTTTAGAGACCAGCCTCACCCGCTTTAGGGACAAGTACATGATGCCGGACCAAATGAACCGCCATACACGCGTGGTATATAGCTGGAAGTTAAAGCTGGGAGCTGACCTGCAGGTGCAGGAGAAGATCCAAGACATCTGCATGTCACTTAAAGCAGAGGATTATCTACAACTACCGACATTAAGTACTGTTTACCACAAGATTGAATTAGACAAAAACGTAAGGGCAAAGTATGACACACTTAGAAAAAACATGGTCGTTGATATCAAGAAAGAAAAAATTACAGCTCCAACAGCAGCGGCACTGGCGAACAAGCTCCTGCAATTCACATCGGGAGCGGTCTATACTGAAGCAGGAGATGTGCAAGAAGTACACCGCTCTAAACTGGAACGTCTTGAGTCGCTCATGGAAGAATCTTCCAGCCCCACACTTGTCTTCTACCATTTCAAGCATTCGCTCCAACGAATACGTCTTCAGTTCCCAGAGGCGGTGGTGCTGGACCATGACAACATTGAAGCGTGGCGTCGTGGCGAGATTCGTATGCTGCTTGCCCACCCGCAATCCGGAGGTATCGGGCTCAATCTTCAGTGCAACGTTGGAGACACAGCACAGACGGTCTGGTTCGATTTACCATGGAGCTCAGAGAACTACATCCAGGCGAATGCTAGGATCTACCGCCAAGGGCAAATCAAACCGGTTATTATACATCACCTAACAGTGGCTAATAGTATCGACGAGCAGGTGGCCAAAGTCTTGGACGGAAAAATAAATTTGCAAGAAGCACTTTTAGATGCCCTAAATTGCGTATTAGTATGATTATGACAATAAAAGCCAAGCACATCATCAAAGCAGCAACTCCCCGCCTATCAGACGAGGAGATTGATGAGCTAGAGAAGGGCGACAGTGAGGGCACCTCGGCAGAGATGATCGAGGCGTTCTACCCTTGGAGCCCCGAAGATATACTAGACATCAGGCGTTTGATTGTGGAAAGAATGCCGGTAAAGCAGCAGTTCATACTGGAGGCGTTCTTAGAGGGCTTAACTCACCTAGACGTTAACGTAACAGAGAAGTACTGGCGCTATCATTTTTCCAAGGGCGTCCATTTTATTAAAAAGGAACTAAAGCTATGAGTAACTTTATAGTAGAGCACCGGTACAAGGGCAACTACATCATGGAGACCCTGTGTGGTGTAGAGGACATTGATACTCGCATGTACACAGACTTGTTGGGGATCTGGGTCTGCGACTCAATGGAGGAGACATTGGTAATGGAAAAACAATTACAGGAGCTACGACATGTCAGTAAACGATCCAGTTAATCACCCTAGACATTACACAAGCCACCCTAGCGGTGTTGAGTGCATTCAGATTACCAGCCACATGGGCTTTAACCTTGGTAACGCGTTAAAGTACATCTGGCGATGTGATCTAAAGCAGGACGCAGTAGAAGACTTACGTAAGGCCCAGTGGTACATAGGACAAGAGATAGCTAAGCGTATCAAGGTAAACAACGCAGCAGATCCGGAGTGTGGTAAATGAACGCCATGATCTTTGTCTCAATTGTCTGTATTGGTACCAGTTGCAATTTCTTTTCCAGCAACCAGCCTGTTACAGAAAAACACTGCCAACAAATTAAAGCACAATTTTTGGCACTACCCTTTAAACCAGAAGTAACTCTTGCAGCAGCACAGTGCATGGAATTTAATGAAGGAACCAAGGTATGATAATTGAAATTGATGACGACTTTTCAGACCAGATTGTGGTCAATGTATTAGCAGACGCTCACGTCAACACGAAGTCTATGCTAAAGAATCGACAAATTTTCCACGAAGATGATATTGCAGCGTACAAAGAACTGCTACCAGCAATTGAAACTGTTGGAAAATGGTTTAGTGTAGACTTTGCAGCAGAACTTAAGAAGGCCAAGAAAAGGATGAACAAATGAACCCCAAAGTAGACCTAGAATCAGCCATTATGGTAGCGTGGCAGACCAGTGAAGACATTGATTTGTTATTTAAACACTACGGCGACGCACCAAGGCCAATGACAGAGGACGAAGTGTTGAA